CTTGCCAAGGGTGCTACGCAACAACGGGTAATTATCGTTTTCCCAATGTGAAAGCTCCAAGAGAATTTAATAAGCAAGACTGGAAACGTGATACATGGGTGAGTGACATGGTAACGGCTTTAGACTCATCAAGATACTTTAGATTCTTCGATAGCGGTGACATGTACTCTATCGATTTAGCGGAAAAGATTCTAGAATTATGCTCACGTGCTACTTGGTGCAAGTTTTGGATACCTACTCGCATGCATAAATTTGATAAGTTTAAGCAAGTTTTGTCTAAGCTAGAGCAATTGCCTAATGTTGTTATAAGATATTCTAGTGATGAGGTAGACGGCTCAAGAGTAGCAGGGAATACAACAAGCGTTATTTTTTCGGATGAGTTACAATTGCAAGGTGATGAGTTTATTTGTAGGGCTTATGAGCATGAAGGAAAATGCAACGGGTGCAGAGCATGTTATAGTAAGGACGTTTCAGTCATTGCCTATAAAGCTCACGGCGTTAAAATGGCTAAAGTAATTAAAATTTTATCAGTAAAGGGGTAATATGAAAATCACAGTATATTTTGAGTACAAAAGCATTTATGCTGAAAAGGTAGCGACATTCTCAAGCGAAGAGCTTTACCATGCTTGCTTACCTGCACTAGAAAAGATAGCTAAGAAAAACAATTTTACTTATGTGAGTGAAGATTATGAAGAGGAGGAAAAAGTATAATGAAAAAATATAAAGTTATAGTAGCGTCCACAATCTACTATCAAGCTGAAATCGAAGCGGAATCAGTAGAGGATATTCAAGCTCAATTTAACAACGGTGATTTAGATTTTACATGTTGGAGAGAAGAGGATTTAGATTCTAATATTTACGATATCATTGAGGTGAAATAATGAACCATATTGCACAAGAGATAGTTTTTCAAGGTAAAAAGCCTAGTCAAAAGCAAGTATTTACTAGAGCATTGGAGCGAGTGAATAAAGGGGATACGTTGATCGAAATCTATTGGGGTGAAAATGGTATTACTTTAGATCAACAAAGGATAAATGGCATATGGTGTGGTTTTGGATGGATAAAAGATATTGAAGGGGATGCAATAGCAAAACAAATTAATGCTACAATGCAACGTAATACATTAAATTTATGGAATACTTGAAATGATTAAAGCAATTGAATTGACTGCACGTGAACGAGTAGTACTCTTATTGGGCTTGTTCGCACGTGAACGTGAGATTAAACAGAGCATTGTCGATGCTAGAAAATATGGGCTTGCTCACTTAGATAAACTTGAGGTAGAATTACAGGAATGTCTTAAATTACAGGAAAGGATTGGATAACATGCGAACATTATTTGAATACAATGACTTGCCAAAGCTAGACGATGCTATACGTGCTAAGCATCACGATAGAATTGTCGAAATGATTCTCGACGATAAGGATAAGTATCACGCTGATATCGCTGAAATGATTGATTATTTTATAACTGAAATGGGCAATGCTGATTTTATCCGCATGGTTGAAAAACTAACAAATAGGAAAATTATATAATATGAAATTCATAATGGAAGACCCACGTTCTAAGAATGCTGAAACTGATTGGGAATATGCAAGCGAATCCAATGATTGTTCAGTACGTGCAACAAGTATCGCATTGTCTAAACCATATAAAACGGTGCATAAGACGTTTTTAAAGCATGGACGTAGATGGGGTAAGGGTGTTACGATTATCACGCTCTTGGCAGTGTTAAAGGATATTACAAAGGATAAATATAAGACAGTAGCGAGTGACGTGATACGTAAGCAAACACTATCCACGTTTATAAAAGAGAATCCTAAAGGCAGATACGTTATCGTTAAATCTCGACATGCCTTCGCTGTTATCGACGGTGTTGCGTATGATGCTCACCCTAGTTGTTGCACGTCACGTTCGATTGTGAAATTTGCGTTTAAACTAGGAGAATAACATGTATGATTTTGGAGAGCAACATCGTAAGCAATTCTTAGAAGAGGAAAAGGTGAACCGTAAGCATGAACGTCAAGCATATTGGCTATTGCTTTTGACCTCAACGTATGTTATTATTCACATGAGCATTTATATTTGGAGGAATTATGTCGTATAAATCTGTTGAGCTTGAACAATCGTATGATAAACTTGAAGAGCAGTACTGGGAATTGATCGAATGGTTAAAGATTCATGCACCATTAACTCTTGAATCATTTAAGCGGAGGACTGAAAAGTTATGAAGATTTACCGTATATTAGACGAAGATAACAACTTATTTCGTATCGTGAAATGTGAATGGGAACGTGATAAGTTACTAGCACTTGACTCTCGCTTCAGATGTGATACAATAGTAATGAAGAAAGTTTTTAACAAGCGAGATGATGCCTATACATGGGCTTACAATAAGGTAGGAGAATGTTTAATATGAACAGAAAAGAAATCATGGAAAAGCTTTTATCAGACATGGAATCAACAATCTATTTAATGAAACAACAATACGCTAGTGATGGTAAAGTAGCACTGCAAGGTAAGCTTGATTACATTGAATCAATTCTAGAATGGATTACTCAAGGGGGTAAAGTATGAGATGCATTTGCTGTGATAAAAACCTAAGTGACTTTGAATCCACACGAAAGTCAATACATACTAACGAGTACATTGACATGTGCCAAAAATGTTACAGCACAATCGTTAGAGATGTACCAACACTTGAACGTGAGGACTTACTAACTAATGATGAGAAAGAAGATACAGAAGAGTACAAAGAACTCTAGACAACACTGTAATTTTATGATACACTATTACTATATAGTACTATGTAAGTTAAAAACATACTATATAAGTAAGAACATACTATATAAGGACTTATATGTTACACTTTGATGATACTTTAGAAGCTGAACAATACGAATATCATTTTGCTATCAGTGATATTGTCGATAAGATTGATCTCTATGGCTATGATGCTGTGATGGAAGACATTAAAGACTACTATCACAAAAGACAATTCGATAGAATGTATGAATCAGAATTTTAATAACGAGATTGTTGTCGATATTGATAACTGGTTAAACTTTTTAGATACTTTACACGATAGCTTTCCTGAAATCTATAACGATCCTGATAGTGCAATGATAGGATTCGAATCAGACTGGGAAGAATACAAAAGAATCTTGTCTAACATTAAGGAAAGATAATGTACGAAGTTAAGCAGTCCTCCACTGTCGTTAAAGCACACAGACCATGTAAAGATTGTGGTTCAAGTGATGCGTTAAGTATATACAGTGATGGACATACGTATTGTTTTAGCTGTCAGACCAACACAAAGGCTGTCAGAGAGGCGATCGATGATACAGTAATACCTACCTATAGGGATAAATTTAAATTGAATACAGAGCGTTTTAAGGGCATTCCTGACGATGCTGAAGTAATACCGTTCACTAAACGTGGCATTGTGCAGAAGACTTCAGAAGTATTCGGGGTCAGAGTGGATGATAACAAGATCTACTTTCCGTACTATGACATCAACGGTACTCTTGTAGCTACCAAGATGCGAGGAAAGAAAGAGAAGACATTCAGCAGTGACGGTGCATGGGCAGAAGCTACGTTGTTTGGACAGAACCTGTTCACCAAGGGTGGCAAAGCTATCACGATTACTGAGGGTGAGTTCGATGCAATGGCTTGCTATCAGATGACCGGCTCACGTTACCCTGTTGTGTCTATTCGTAACGGTGCAGGGAATGCGTTGAAGGATTGTCGTGCCCAGTATGAGTACCTAGATTCATTCGAGAAGATTGTTATCTGCTTCGATGCTGATGAGCAGGGTGTTAAAGCAAGTAAAGAAGTAGCAGAATTGTTCGGCAGTAAAGCACACGTGTTCATGCACACAGGTACTACGCATAAGGATGCATGTGATTACTCATTTAACAACGATACTAAGTTGTTCATTGAGAAGTGGTGGAACGCTGACAAGTACGTACCTGATGGGATCGTAGCAGGTTCAACACTATGGGATATCGTATCAGCACCTGTAGAGAAAGCTGATGTGTTGTATCCATACAACGGTCTTAATGATTTAACATACGGAATCCGTAAGGGTGAGCTAGTTACTGTGACAGCAGGTTCAGGACTAGGTAAGTCACAATTCTTACGTGAGATTGTATGGCACATCTTGAATAACTCAGAAGATAACATCGGCTTGATGTTCTTGGAAGAGTCAGTTAAGAAGACAGCACAATCATTGATGAGCTTGGCAGTTAATAAACCTTTACATTTACCGGACAATAATGCGACAGACGATGAACGAAGATACGCTTTTGATAAGACTCTTGGCACTGATAGGCTATTCCTGTTTGATCATTTTGGGAGCACTTCTATCGATAACATTCTTAATCGGGTACGGTTTATGGCTCGTGGGTTGGATTGTCAGTATGTTTTCGTAGATCACGTGAGTATCATTGTATCTGCACAAGAGTCCGGTGATGAACGTAAAGCAATTGACGAGATTATGACCAAGCTTCGCATGCTAGTACAGGAAACAGGTATCAGTTTGTTTGTTGTATCACACTTGAAACGCCCTAATGATAAGGGTCACGAAGAAGGAGCAGCCACGACACTGGCACAGCTACGTGGTTCAGGTTCAATTGCACAGCTAAGTGACGTAGTTATTGGATTGGAACGTAACGGACAGCACCCTGAGATCATCGAGAGAAACACCACTCACGTTAGGGTTTTAAAGAATCGTTTCAGTGGACTAACCGGTAAAGCTTGTCGCTTGTTCTACAGTAGGATGACTGGTCGCATGGATGAGATGCCGCCGGAGGAGCAAACACTGTGAGAGATT